CTGCACCAACATCCTGACCCACACCAAGGGCGCGGTCTACATCGCGATGAGCTCTTCGGAGCTGGACACGCTGCAGTCGGCATTCCGCGCCGCAGGCGGTCGCTGGTCTACGTTCATCATCTGGGCCAAGAACACTTTCACGCTCGGACGCGCGGACTACCAGCGTCAGTACGAGCCCATCCTGTACGGCTGGCGCGACGGTGCCGATCACTTCTGGTGCGGTGCCCGTGACCAGGGCGATGTCTGGAACGTCAAGAAGCCACAGAAGAACGATCTGCATCCGACCATGAAACCGGTGGAACTGGTGGAGCGTGCAGTGCGCAACAGCAGCAAGACCCGCGACCTGGTCCTCGATCCCTTCGGTGGCTCGGGCTCCACGTTGATCGCCTGCGAAAAATCAGGACGCCGTGCCCGGCTCATCGAACTTGATCCAAAGTACGTCGACGTGATCGTCAAGCGTTGGGAGGAGTTCACCGGGAAAAAGGCAGTGCGGGTCGGTGACCAGGTGCCGGAGCAGGAACCCGCTCTGGAGCCTGTTTAACCCAGCCTAGCCACGTACCTCGGATAGTCCCCGCCAGACGGGTCGATAAACAGGTAGGGCCGACCAGGCGCGTGGATTTCCACGCACAGCCGGCCCTGCATGAAGTAGCCACCCTTGCCTTTGAGCCAGTCGCGCGACTTGGAGAGGTTCTTGGCGAAGCCATCGAATTCCTCCGGTTCCATTTCCCGGGTCTCGGTGACATAGACCACGTAATCACCCGTGGCGGCGATATCGGTGATGTCAGCGGGTTTGCGTCCAAAGGGCAGTCGGATGCTCAACTCTTCAACCTGCATCTCTTGGCCATCAAACGTTATGGTCAGAGGCTTGCGATCGATTGTGATGGTCATTGTTTTCATGGCTTGGCTCCTTGTCAGGCGACGCGGTAAACCCGCTGTCCACCAGCCTCCTTCGTCGAGGTGATCTCCAGGCCGAGCTTCTTCTTGAAGGCGCCGGCAAACGTTCCCCGGACCGTGTGGGCTTGCCACTGTGTGGCCTCGCAAATCTGTTCGATCGTGGCGCCCTCGGGACGCTTGAGCATCGCGATCACCTGCGCCTGCTTGCTGTTGTCCCGTGTCCGAGGTTTCGCAGCCGTCGCGGCCTCGATGACCTCGTCGATGGCCTGGGCGCTCACAGGCGCCTTGCGTGGCACACCCAAGGCCTCGTAGCTCTCAGCGGCCACGAACCAGTCCTTGCCGTCGCAGGTGATCAGGGCGCGCTTGAACAGGCCATCGATCACTTTCTGGCGCGCACCGCCTTTGATGTTCTCAGGGAACCAGGCGATCTTGCCCTCGGTGTGCTGATGGGCATGGGCCAGGATGGCTTGCTGGGCGGGAGTGAGTTGGATGGTCATGGTGTGCTCCGATCAGGATTGGGTGTGAATGGGTGTGGTGTTGGTTTCTGCGGCCTTGAGGCCAGCCTCGTAGGCGGCTTGCAACGCGGCCTTGACGGCCCAGACGCTGACGTCGTGAAAGTCGAGCCGGTCGCTGCTCTGGGTTTCCAGGGTGTCGATGAACAGGTGCTGCTGGGCGATCTGCTCGAGCAGCTGGTTTAGCTTCGTGTTGGACTTCATTCGGTGATTCCTTTGGTTGGTTGATGGTGTTCGTATGAACGCTCTGTTCACAGAGGAAGCCAAGCGGAATCTCCGAAGCCGTTGCTTCTTTCTTGAATCAGTTGGAAACCTCGCGAAATGCCCCGCAGCGCACCCACTCCCTGTCGCTATCCAGGGTGCGCAGCCGTGGTGGCAACGCCAGGGTTTTGCGAGGCGCACAGGCAGCTGATTCATCGCGATTACGGGCGCGCGCGGCGCGGTTTCGATGCCGAGGTGGGCTTCTACCAATCACGGCAGTGGCGCTCGGTGCGGGCTGCCTTCTTGCGTGAGCACCCGTTGTGTGGCAGGTGTGGCGCCAAGGGCCTACTGGTGCCAGCCCGTGTCGTGGATCACGTTCGGCCCATCAAAGACGGTGGCCTACGGTTTGACACAGCCAACTTGCAGTCGCTATGCGTGCCCTGTCACAACAGCAAGACCGCACGCGAGTCAGCGGCGCGGTCGGGTCCCCCCAGGGGGGGATGAATCTCTACGGTTGGGGGGCGGCGATGCGCTCGCCTGCCCAAATTTTTCCGCGTGCAAATTGAAACAGGGGGGGATCCCCCCGGATGAGGACATACATGGCCG